TTCTTTTAAATTATCTTCAATGATCTGTTTGATGCCTTCGCGATAGTTGGGGTTGGTGGCCCATTTGTCCAAACTATCCACTATTTTGTTGATGTTAGGATTTTTTTTACTCATCTGACGATTTCTTTCATATCTAAATTCTCGGTGTACATCTTTGGTGTTCAAGATGTTTACCATGTCCTGCACCGACGCACATTTGGTTCTGTATTTTTTTAATCCCCACTTGGCATTCAATTGATAGTATGCTTTCATTTGTGGTTCTGCTGGATTCCAAGTTCTTATTCCAAATAGATTGTTGCCTTCCAATGCAAACCTACTGCTGCCATTGTCTGATTCCATCATGGCCATGGCAATTATGATGGATTTGGGTATGTGCTGATCTCGGGGCAAACCGAATTCCACATAGTCTATGCATTTGCTCACTGCATTAATAAAAGTAGTTTGATTGTGATAACTCATGATGGGTTCGGCCAATCCCAAACTCTTGGCAGTTTTTCTCAACTGCTCCACAGGACCTGTGGTGATTTGTTTCTGCACAGTGTTATTGGGATAGTAAGTGCCCACGTAAAAACTTGCCAGCATCAAACCTGCAATGCTCAATTGTTTTTTGTACACTTTGCAAAATCGCCACGTTTTCAGTGCCCAAATTTTGGCACGTATCTGTAAAGTCATACTCTATATTATAGTGTAATTTACTTTGGTTGTCAACGCCATATAATTCAATGTTTGTGCGGTGTTTTTAATGGTGGGAGTTGCCTCCCACCACTGATCACGTTCTGTTGCCAAGTGTGATCACGCTCCGAAGTAGCAGATTATTAGGCTGCCAATAATTCTCTTCCAACAACAAAGTTAGAAGGAATTTTTACTTCTGATACGAAACGCTTGTTAGCATTTGTAAGTTTGGACCTTGACAGGGTGCCTCACTGGAAGACTCCTCGTTTTTTTACACAATCGTCGATTCTATTTCACCCCCGCAAAACACAATCAAAAAATTGTGTTTTATGCGAGTGAATTTGGTGGAGGTGCAGGGTACTGCCCCCTGGTCCGCATTGTTTATTACAAACGTATCATCGCCTACAGCAGTATTTAAACATATTATGTGATGATTGTCAATAGATGATTGTGCTGGGCCACTGATGTATTTTTGATATCTGTGTGGATTATATCAGTCTAAGATTGCCGGCAGCGGTTCTTCCACGAGATTCAATCAATTCATAACTGATGGCTTGACCTTCTGTGACTGTCTCCAACTGGGCACTTCTTAATGCTGATGCATGCACGAACACATCTTTGCTGCCATCGTCTGGAGTGATAAAACCGTAACCTTTAGCGGCATTGTACCACTTTACTTTACCTTGATTCATTATTCTTTTCTTTGTTTCTTTGTTTTTAGTTTTTACGTGTTTTATTTATGTGATTTTGAATATAATGGGCCTTAAACTGTGGTACAGGGCTCTTTTGGAGCCCCATACCAGCGAAAATTACATCGCGTTCTTTTTTTCTTGGATTTCTTTTCTTCTTGTCTTAGAAGCTTTAGAAAGAATTCCTAGAGCTTTTCTAGCTCTGGCTGCTGCAGCCTTAACGCCTTTTGTTTCAAAAGACTCAGACTCTATTTTGTACGATTCAAATGCTTGAACTATTTCATCGTGTGTAGCCATTGTTTTTTCTCCTTTTTGGTTATGATATCATAATGAGTTTGTTAAACTCCATATTAGTATATCGGTTGTTTTGATTCAAATCAATCAGATAGTTTGCCAAATGCTAATTTTGGTATGTGGAGATAAATTGATACACATCTTTCCACGTGTCACATCTGGTCACATCCTTGTGTTTGAAATCCTTGTTGTGTGGCTGGGTAAAAAGTATAGGTATCATACCTGCATTCAATCCTGCCAATGCATTCACTGGTTTATCTTCTATCCAAAAACTACCTTTAGGTTGTTCTGCCAATGCAGCATCTTTGTCACTGCCAGTGTCTAAAAATATCACGGTGTCAAATATTTTTCCAAATCTTTCTTCTAGATTGTCGTTGCGTGCTTTTTGAGCCATTGGATCCAAAGTTTGACTGGTAATTAGTTTCATAGTGTAGCCTGCATCATACAACAACTTTGTATAATGACTGGCTCCGTCAATGGGATCTAAATATCTCATATTGGCACTTTCGTTGAATATTTGTATCAACAATGAACATGCTTCTTTGTTTATGCCGTAGTGTTCTTCTACCTTGTAACTGTTTTCTTTTATTTTTTGATAGCCTTGACGTTTCATCCAATTGTCAAAACCCTGTTCCCAATGCAACAATACTCCGTCCACATCACACAGTATCAATCGTTTGCTCATATAGTAAGTCCTGTGGTGCTCTGCATATAACTGCTGCCCACTTCTTTGTTGCTGGGTGATATGGTCAAAATGTGTTGTGTATTGATCCAATGTTCATGTGCACCTGCTGTGAGTGCCCAAGGCAACATGCCCACTCCTGATTGAGTTTGTATCATACACATGGGTTTACGCACACAAATTTCTGTGTCGTTGAATTCGGTGATCCTAGTAACCAGTTCTTCTTTGCTGATCAATTTCACTGTGAACACATCTGTGTTGTTCACTTCTTTCATAAAACTATTCATTTTTTCCTTTGTTGAAATGAGCCTTAAGTTGTTGATATCCACCTATCAATTCTCCTTTAAGTATGATCTGTGGCACTGTTCTAGCATTGGGTATTGATTCCAGCAGTTGTTCTCTACTCCAACCCATGCCTATCATTCTTTCTTCAAATACTATCTCTTTGGATTTCAACAAAGATTTGGCCATGTCACAAAAAGGACATTGCAGTTTGCTCCACACAATGGTTTGGTTTGATTCTGGCATCAATGTATTATACACTATTTAATACAGTGTTGTCAATGGGGTCTTTGAATCAGAATTTTATAATTTGAATTTGGAGAATGAATCTTTTTTGATGTCTTGTTTGATGCCACCCACTATGTAGCTCTCCACTTCTGTCTCTTGTGGAGCCACTTGTACGCCATGACTGCTTAACCAATGACTGGTCCACGGCAGAGGATTTTGTGTGGCTGGTGTGTCAAATTCTGCGTCATAGCCCAATGCTTTTAATCTTTTGTTGGCAATGTGTTCCACATATTGACCCAACAATCTTTCATTCAATCCTATAATGCTGCCATCTTTAAACAAATGTCTTGCCCAGGCCTTCTCTTCTTCCACGCATTTTTTGAACATCTCAATCACAGTCTTGTCTTCTTGTTTGATTATTTTTAGAATGTCTTTGTCGTCACCCTTTTGCCATGCTTTGATCACATGAGTGGTTAGGTTTAAATGTGTGGCTTCATCACGTGCTATCAATGAAAGTATCTTGGCAGATCCTTCCATCAGTTTTAATTCTCCAAACGCAAAGGTACAAGCAAATGACACATAGAATCTTAAACCTTCCAATAGATTCACATTCACCATGGCCAAATACAATTGCCTTTTTAATTCTTCCACTGAGCCTTTACGGTTCACTGTGTATTGCAATGCCAGTTCACCAAACTTGTCATAGTTTTCAGTGACTGACACTGCTCTTTTGGTGATCTCTTTGTCGTTCAATATGGTGTCAAACACTTCGGATGGATCTGAATAAACATTCTTCATGATGTGTGTGTAGGCTCTGCTGTGTATGGTTTCGAAGAAATCCCAACTCACAATACAGCCTTCCAATTCAGGATTGCTGCAATAGGGTAAAAAGTTTAAACTGGGTCCTCTGCCTTGCACAGAATCTAACAGTGTTTGATATTTTAGATTGGATGTGAATATGTGTTTTTGTTCTGGACGAAAATTCATAAAGTCGGAACGATCTTTTTGTAAACTGACTTCTTCAGGTCTCCAAAAATAACCCAACATGGTCTGATTCAGTTTGTCAAATTGTGGATACTTGAACACATCGTATCTTTGTATGGAAAGATCCTCACCAAAGAACATGGGCTCTTTGCTCCAATCCACTTCATTTCTGTTGAATATCACTTTACTCATAGGTCGTATTTATTGTTTATATGGCACAGGCATCACACTCAGTATCTTCTGTAGCACCTTGCTTTACATTAACATCTGGTTCAGGCAATGTCAAGTCTTCTGATCCGTCTTTGACATCTATGGGATCTATGCCTGCTGGTTGAATGCTGTCTTCTTCACCTTTGAAATCATAGGTATTTTGATAGTAGCTAGTTTTCCATCCGTATTTGTATGCATTCAACATGTCTGTGGCCATCACACTCAGTGGCACTTCATTGTTGTCATAGTTCAATGGGTTATAACTCCAGTTGCCAGATATAGCTTGATCAAAATATTTTTGCATCACAGCCACTATTTTAATGTAGCCATCATTGCTGGGCATGTCCCACAGCAGTGTGTATGAATTTTTTAATTTGGGAAAACCTGGAATAACTTGTTTGAGTGGACCTTTTTTACTTTTCTTAATGCTGAGTAGTGCTCGGGGAGGTTCTATGCCATTGGTTGCATTAGAAACCACCGATGAACTCTCACTGGGCATCTGGGCACTCAATGTGCTGTGTCTCAATCCAAACTGTTTGATGTCTTTTCTCAATGACTCCCACGACATTCTTAATTTGGGTAATACTATTTCATCCACTTCTTTTTTGTAGGTATCTATGGGCAACAGTCCATCTGCATATTTGGTTCTGTCAAATTTTGTACATGGGCCTCTTTCTTTGGCCAATTGATTGCTGGCTTTGAGCAGATAGAATTGAAATGCTTCTGTGAGCTTGTCCACTGCCTCCCATGCGGCCTTATGATGATATTTTACTTCCATGCGTGCTAGATAATGTGCCAGTCCTATGTAGCCTATGCCTAGACTGCGTCTGGCTTTGGTGCTGACTTCTGCTGCTTTCACGGGATATTGTTGATAATCTATAATTTCTTCCAATGCTCTCACTGCCAAATCACACAAAGGTTCAAGTTCGCTCAATTCATTCAGCACGCCCACATTGATAGCACTCAATATGCACAGTGCTATTTCGCCTTTTTCATCGTCAATGTGATTGATTGGCGTGGTAGGCAGTGTGATTTCTTGGCACAAATTGCTCATGCTGACTTTGTCTTTGAACGATGAATGACTGTTGACATGATCCATGTTCATTATGTACAGTCTGCCTGTTTCTGCACGTTCTTTCAACAGATCAAAGAATAGTTCTTGTGCTCCAACAGTTTTTTTGGGAATTTTTTTATCAGTTTCGTACTTTATATACATGTTGTCAAATGCGTCTGTGCCAAATGCATCATACAATCCTGGCACTTCATGTGGTGAGAACAAAGTGATCTCTTCATTGTTGATGAATCTTTCATAGAACAATTTGGATAACTGTATGCTGTAGTCCATTCTACGCACACGATTGTCTTCTGTGCCTTTGTTGTTTTTTAATACCAGGATGTCTTCTATCTCTGAGTGCCAGATGGGGAAGTGTACAGTGGCATTGCCACCTCTCACGCCATTCTGTGTGCA